TTTTAAATATGGTTCAATTTCGTGTTCTGCAAATGTTCTTGTTTCGCAATACCTTGAGTTGTCTAACAAATCAAACCACCTAAATAAATATTTTTTCTTTTTATTCATATCTATTTCCATTTTTAAATTTGTCTAAAAATTCTTGTGAAAATCTTTCATCTTTTACTGCATTCTCAAAACATTGTTTTGTTATATCCATTTGCAACTTTAATGTATTTTCAGATGCTTGTAATAATGAACGTAAATGAACTTGCATAAATGCTATTTCATAACTTTTCTGGTATTGTTTTTCGTAGTCTTCCATGATTAAAAAGGTAAATCGTTTGTAGGTAAATCTTCAATTTCAAAATTGACTAACTTTTTTGTTTCTTGTGTCTTGTAGGTCATTGCACCACTTGACTTTGCTTCCCATGTATCTAATTCAACATAGTACTTCCCATTTTGTGCTTGATTAATTTTTAAATTAACCCAACCATTCTTTGAGTTTGCTGCAATAAACTCTGCTGCATCTTTAGAGTTCAGAGATAAATTACCGATAACAAATGTTGGTGCATTTTCATTTCTTTTAAAGATGAAACCCTTTGCAAATACTTTTTCTGTCTTTTCCATTTTTATTTATTAATTGTGAAACTTAATTTTTTTGTTTTAAATAATGATAATACATTTTGATCGCTATTAACAATGTCGGATTTTTCTGCATATAAAGCATTTAATTCATCAACTGAATTACAGACATCAATTAATTTTTTCCATTGTGCTAAAGGCAATTGTACTGGTGCTGTCTTTGCCTCCACCTGTACACCACAAGCATCTAAATCTTTGTCGGTAATTAAACCAAGCATTGATGCTAAAGCATATCTTCTGTAATAAGTAACTCCAGAACCAAAGGATTGATATTCGTTCATAATACCTAATTTAATTTTAGGAATTGTTGTAAATGATTCTAATGATTCGCCTGATTCAACATGAAATAAAATAGTTCTAATGCCTTCATTAATATTGTTTTCCATGATTTTAAAGTCTAAAGGCTGAACGATGCACAATCCATGCTTTCTTAAAATTGGATTAATGATTGAATGAATTTGTGTCAAATCTGCATAAGTGTAGTTATGACCTTTGGTATCCTTATGAATGACAGGGCATTCACTTTGAAAATTGGATAATGATTTAATTAGGTTTTTCATTAGTCTAAGATTAGTTGTTTAAAATTTGATTTGTATTCTCTTTCCTCTTTGGCAACTCTTGCCCAAAAGTCATAGTGATTTTTGCAGTACCATGTGCAGAAATAAAAACCTGCCTCATCTTGAAATTTTGCTTTGTAAGTTTTCATGTTAGTAAATAATAGGAATGATGTGAAAAAATAAGATGTAAAAAAATGTGTAGATTAATACACTACCAATTAATCCTTCAGGATCTTGTTGGTAAAAGGTTTTGATTTTATTCATTTTTATAAGGTTTAAGAAATAGCATCGTTGCTATCTTGAGTCAAATATAATACTAATATTTTAAATAAAAAAACTTTATTTAAAATTATTTTAATTATTTATTAGGCATAAAAAATCCCCACTAATAAAATCAATGGGGAAATTGTACTAAAACTTAAACCCTATTTAAACTAATGAAAGAACAAATCTACAAAATTTTTCCATCTCTTATTTGAATGTTGTCAACTTTAGATTTACCATTCTGAATTTCTACTATTGCAAACCCATGATTGTGCATCGAGAATGGCATATACTTTGGACTTAATACCGTTAAGCATCCAATAGAATATGTATTAATAAATTCCTTAAAGCCTGTTTTCTTTTGTGTATTGCTTGTCCTGTGAACATGACCTATCAATGTATTACAGATTGTCTTATTAAATAGGTTTTGACTTGGGTTCACTCCACCACCACCATACAACTCATGTCCATGCAATACCAATAGATCTCCCATTTCCATGCCTCTCCAGTCTTCAATCATAATAATATTTAACTTATCAAGTCTAAAGAAAATGTCAAATTGGAGATCGTGTAATTGAGCAAATTCTTCTGCATCATTGTTTAATGCCCTCGCATATCTATTCTCATGGTTTCCTAATTTAAAATAAATAGGTATATCTCTAAATATATCACGCAACTTTTGTAAAAAATCTCTATTCATTTCTACCTCTTTTTTAAAATCCCTTTTGTCGGGATCACGTTCAAAACGGCTTATTGCGTAAAAATCAAAGCAATCTCCCGCCAGATACAGGCAGTCAATTTTCTGGTCCTTTAAATGTTTAATTGCACAAGTAAGTGCAGCTAAATCATGATACGGAAAGTGTATGTCTGATAATATTCCAATCTTTTTTAAATGACTTGGTAGTTTTGCAGATGTATATTCTTCACCTAAACTTGCTTCAATGCCAAAGTTGTCCAATGTTTCCAAATTATAACTAACTATGACTGGCGGAATGATTTTATTTATTTCTCTTGCTGACCTATCCTTTGAAGTAATATTTTTTTTAATCATTAACTTTCTCAATGAGTCGGCATTTTGATAACCATACATTGCAAAAAATTGTTTATGAAAATCGTTTTTACTTAAGTTTGTAGAATAGAAATGTTCTCTAATCTTGGTAATCTTATCTTCCATTTTCATATTCTTGCATTATAACATCTACTAAAAATTCAATGTTGTTTAAAACTTTCATGCGTAGTGCAAAGCCAGCATCATCAATGTATTGGATATTCTCCATGACATCCATCATTGTTTCCAATAAATCATTTGCTTTGCTTCTTTTGTATTCTGGTTGATCAATTATTTTGTTTGGCATCAATAAATAAATTTAAAATACACCCATACCAATATTAAAACACCTTGAATTATTATTGTCAATATTGCCCACAACGGAACAACTTCCCTAACTATTCTTTCAAAGGTCAAATGCTGACTATCTTTTAATCTTGATTGATATTGTTTTTCGTAGATACTTTTAATTGAATCTATATCAATTGTGGCTTTGATACTGCCCTTGTAAGACCTTATTATTATGCGACCTTGTGGTATTGTTATTTTGCTATAAAATCGTGTCAGAATGCCTGCACTATCGCAGGGGTTTTCAATCGTTAGTGTGTCATGTATAGAATTGTACTTAGTAATTACCTTATAATTAAGAATCGTATCTATTCGTATTTTTTCGGATATAACTGTTACTACCTTACTTGGCTTACAAGATATAATAGTAATAAATAGAAATAGTAATACTAATTTGTTCATGAGAAATAAAGTTTGGATTCTGCTTGTCTTCTTTGTGTTAAACCTTTGACTGCAACCCCTTTGACTTTATTCCAAATCAAGAATTGGCTTTCTATGAATTTGTCGTTAGGATCTGCGTTGACTTTTTTTAGTAATGTACTTTTCTTTAATGCACCTGTGCCTACATTATAGGCAAAAGAAACTAAAGCATCAAATTGGTTTTGTGTAATGTCATCCCTTGTAAATGAATCAACAGAAGATTCATAATGCTTTAATACATTTAAGAATATTTCAGTTGCTCTTGCTGGACTAATTTCAGGATCAGTCATTCTTACCTTTGTGCCATCTTCATAGTATGTACATCCGATTGATATGGTGGCAATGCCTGCAGGACATTTATAAGGCTTTAATCTAACACCCTCAAATCTTTTTAGTAGATCTAATCCTTTTTGGCTTATCTTCATCTAATTTGCTTCTTAACTCTATGTTTTCTGTTCTCAAATTATGAATCTCTGTACTTAACGTTTCAACCTTTATTTTTAAATCAGCAACTTCTTGCTTCATATCATTTGCCATTTCCCTCCAAATCTTTATTGCCTCTTGGACATTAGTAATCTCCCCTGCCTCAACTTCAACCTGTGCTTTCTTTCTGCCAAAAATCCATGTAATTGCAGATGCAAAAAATGCAGTTAGTGCAGGCAAGATTACTTCGTTCCAATGTTCCATTATTTCTTTAATGCCATTAAAAATTGAGCCTTAACATAAATGGTCATGTTTTCGTTTTCCTTAACAAAGTTCTTTAATGTTTCTTGATCAGATGTATCAAGTTCTAATGCTTCGCCTTTGTTTAAAGCAACCGCCCAATCCCAAAATTTTAAAGCATCGCCTTTAGTTTGTTGTACTAATGCGCCTGCAATGATTTTGCCAAGATTAATACCTTGTGCTGGAGTTCCATCCAATTCGGATAAGTCAAAATTTAAATCAACTTTCATTTTTGTTTTGTTTAGATTAAAAATTATGTAAATGTATTATTTGTTTTCTAATAGGGTTACTTTGGCTGATAATTCTTTTATTGCATTAATTAATAAAGGTATTAATACATCATATTCAACACCCATAATATCCCTATCATAAGTTTTGCTATATGATAAATGCGTTGCTTCAGGTAAAACTTTTTCAACTTCTTGAGCAATTACACCAGCACGTTTATTTTTATCTTCATCATTAATTAAATTATAATAATAACCATTTAATTGTAAAACTTTTTCAAGGCTATTTTCAATTAAAGTTATATTTTCTTTTATTGTTTTATCAGAATTCCCAACCCAAGTACCAGCAGTTCTTGCTAAATAAACATCTCGACTACCATTTCTAATATGATATTCACCACTTGTTCCATCTAAATAAGCATCTGCAACATACGTTCCATTTGTACTAAATGCAGCCCAAAGATTATCACCTGTAAAAGCCCTTAATACTTGCGTATAAGTACCAAAGCTTGTTGTTCCTCCAAATACTGATTGCCCACTTATTCCTACAACTCCAGCACTTGTAATTCGCATACGTTCAGTATCGTTGGTATAGAATTGTATTATACCAGTTGTTACACCAGCAGCAAATCCTAAATCATATTGTCCACTAAATATTCTTGGATTATTTGATTCTGTTGTACTACTACCAAGTGCTATTTGTCCGCCATTTATTCCGTTAGATATTTGTAATAAGTTTCTTGAACCACCTGGTGATACTAAAGATGAAACTCCAATCCCTACGTTGCCAGTAGGATTAATAGTTAATCTTGTTGTATATGTACCTCCAGTTGCAGTACTTCCTTGAGATATTGCAAAATCACCAGCTGCAACATTCCCCACACTAAAAGCATAAGCACGATTTGATGCACCAGCTGAAGAAAATATTTCAGTTTGGTTTGCTTGAATAAATGCACCATTACATTGT